AACCGGTGCGGATTTAAAAGGTCCACTTCAACTTAATGGAGCTGCTGGAACAAGTGGACAAATACTGACTTCTGCGGGCACTGGTGCAATCCCAACGTGGAGTCCGGCTGGTGGATTTACAGGCGGCACTTTAACTAGCAATCTGACACTGGCTGCAGGCACCACATCACTATCACCGCTGACATTTCAGTCGGGAACAAACCTAACCACCGCAACTGCTGGTGTAATGGAGTACGACGGCAAAGTGATCTACTCGACACCAACAGCGCGTGGTGTGTCGCCGTCAATGATGTTTTATAGGCTTAATGGTTCATTAGCAGGAAGCAATGCCTCTGGTGCGCAGTCATTGTTTGGCGTTGGCGTAACGCTTGCGGCAAGTACGGTTTACGCTTTTGAAAGTTTTTTGATTATCCAGAAAACCGCTGGCACCACAAGCCACACAATCGGACTTCTGTACGGCGGCACTGCAACGAATAGCAACATTAGTTATTTTCTCACATCTATTAGGGACAGCACTGCGGCAAGTTCTGGATTTTCTGGTACATTCACCGTAGGAGCCGGTTGGAATACAACCACCGGAAACATTGTTGTGACAGGTAGTGTTACTACTGCTAATACCACTTTTACAGCGATAACTAAAGGCACAATTAGCATCAACGCAGGGGGCACCTTTATCCCCCAGTACCAACTCAGTGCTGCACCGGGTGGTGCCTACTCAACACTTGCAGGCTCTTATATTGCCATCTGGCCCATCGGTGCCGCTGGCGCCAACACCTCCGTCGGACCCTGGGCGTAGTGGCTAAAATGGATCCATGATCGAGGTCCTTGCTGCTGTTGCCGGAGCTTCGATCTCCGTTGCCGCCATGGGTGCCATGGGCTTCAGCAAGCGCAACGATCAAGCTCGCGATGCCGTCATCCGCCTTACCGCTGCTGTTGAGCACATCGCCACGCAACTCGAGGTGATGCACACCGACATTCGCGCCGATCGTAAGGAGACCTTCTCACGGCTGAATGGCGTCGAGCAGCGCGTCGCTACCCTTGAGGCAAGGCCGCACAACTGACATGGATCGCATCGCTGACTACATCGCCCTTGTGGTGGCCATCCACGGCTTGGCGCTGGTGATCGTCAACATCACCCCCACACCAAAAGACAACGAAGCGCTGGGTGGTCTGTCCCGCATGGTCGTGAAGCTTTACCGCGCCATCGAGATCCTTGCCGGCGTCGTTTCCCCGCTCGCCAAGCGTTGAGCAATGGCCAACTCGGTGCCGGTTACGCTTGAGCAGCTGTTTCGCTTCTATCGCGGACTTCCGCATCAAGCTTCAGCAATCCAAACCCTGGAGCAGGACCTAGCCGTCAACGGTTACGCAGCAGCTATGCGGCGCGATCGGGCATGGTTCAACATCTGGAGCCAGGACGGCAAGCAGGCCGATCTCGCTGCGGCCCTGAAGCTGATCAAGGACTTTGAAGGCTGCCATCTCGAAGCGTATCCAGACCCGCTCAGTGGCGGCGATCCTTGGACGATTGGCTACGGGACGACACGCTATCAAGACGGCCGCCGCGTCAGTCCTGGCGACAAGATCAACGCCATCGAGGCCGACCTGTTGCTTCGCCGGGAGGTGGACCGCATCGCCGAGAAGCTGCGCGCCACCGTGCCCTACTGGGTGCAGATGGCAGACAATCAGAAGTGCGCGCTGATCTCCTTTGCCTACAACCTGGGCTCAGGGTTCTACGGCACCACCGGCTTCGAGACGATCAGCCGGGAGTTACGCGAAAAGGATTGGGCTGCGGTGCCCGATGCCCTGCTGCTCTACCGCAACCCTGGCAGCAACGTCGAAGCAGGACTCAAGCGTCGTCGCATTGCCGAGGGTGACATCTGGGGCCGTGCCAAGCAGGTCGCCAGCCCAGTCTCCGCTTTGTTCACGCCTGAGTCGCCTTTCACCTTCAAGATCACCCCACACATCACCTACGGCGAGTTCGCGCTTGGTCAGGAGGCGCGGCGCTTTCATCATCAGCACCAGTGCGACACCGCGGTGAAGCTGGCGCAGTTCCTCGAGAAAGTCCGCACGCAGTTCGGCGGCAAACCGATCACGATCACATCGGGCTATAGACCAGCAGCAATCAACCGGCAGGTGGGTGGCGCCTCAAGCAGCGAGCACCTCTACAACGCAATCGGCGTCGGGGCGGTGGACTTCAACATCATCGGCGCCGACATCAACGCGGTGCAAGCTTGGTGTGACAAAAACTGGCCATACAGCCTGGGCTACGGCGCACCGAAGGGCTTCGTTCATCTGGGAATTCGCCAAGGCAGCCCTAGAGTCCGCTGGGATTATTGAGCCTGCATGATCATTCCAGACCACGAGATCGCCCGCCTTTGTCAGCAGGCGGCGATGGTGCTGCCATACAACCCCGAGCTGCAAAATCCGGCCAGCCTTGATGTGCTGCTTGGCGATCGGTTGATGATCGAGGTTGAGGAGCGCCCCGAGATGCAGATCCTGGGCATTGGCCATCACACCCAAGCGGACCCTTATTGGCTGGCGCCGGGTGAGTTCTGCCTAGCCGAGACTCAGGAGATCTTCAACCTGCCGGACCACATCGCGGCGGTGTTCGTTCTCAAGTCAAGTCGCGCGCGCGAAGGGTTGGAGCATCTGCTCGCTGGCTATTGCGATCCGGGCTGGCATGGCAGCCGGTTGACGCTAGAGCTGCACAACAGCCGCCGCTTCCACAACATCGCGCTATGGCCTGGCATGAAGATCGGCCAGATGGTGTTTCATCTGATCAGCGGCACGCCTGAGCGCACCTACCGCGAAACTGGTCGCTATAACGGCGACCTAGGTGTTACTGCCAGCCGAGGCTAATTCGCGCATTCGATAGATCCTCGCAGGCGCTTCGGCCGGATCATCCATTGGGATCATCCGGTAGTTATCAACGCCATGGATCTCGGCCCAATGCTGCGCAGCAAAGTGGGTCGTGAACGGACCAACGTGCCAGGGGCCAAGATCAAGAATGAAAGTCATTTGAGATTTGGGTTGCGTTCGGCAGCGGTAAGGCTGGGGTGGTCGTCGTCGTCATCATCCTCAGGCAGATCGTCCGGGATGTCGTCATATTCGGGATCAAGCTTGGGCATGGTGGCCATCAGGCCCACATCCCCTCGATGGAGGTGAAGGTGGCGAGCATCGGTCCGGTGCGATTGATGAGATAACTATACACCACAGACAGCGCACTATGTCGGGCAAACGTGGCCCGTTCACAATTCGTCACACACCAGTCGGTCCGGTCGCGTCCGTTACCGTTGGCAAAGCGGCGGTCTTCCCATGCGGGCTCACATCGTCGAGATCACCGCCAAGGTGATTGTCCGATCAGACACAGACCCCGATCAGCTGCCCGCTGACATCTACAGCCAGATCACCGAGTTCATCCGTAACGAGACCGACATCCTCGACCTTTCTGTTGAGTTGTTCACCCTCCCAGAAGATCTCAGTGGACCAGCACCACATTGACGAGACCCGACTGGTCACTCGGCGATCAGCCCGCGATCAGATCCATCTGGCCTGGGACTATCGCTGCGCATATTGCGACGACCCCCTCGGCCGCAGCCCAACGCTCGACCACGTCGTGCCCAAGGTCAACGGCGGTCTAACAATCCGCGAAAACCTGATCAGCTGTTGCCTGATGTGCAACAGCCAGAAGGGCCACAAGGACTGGATCGAATGGTATCGCGCCCAGCACTTCTGGTCCGCTATTCGCGAATGGGCGATCGCCCGCTGGATGGCCGGCGAAATCTAACGAGCCAGCAGGTGGTCCAGATACAGCTCGGCTTGCCATAGATCGCTTGAGTAGCGGCACATCCCACCAGCGCAGCTGCGGTAATACAACTCACCGCCATCAGCCGGCTCGAGCGTCTCAATCCAGCCGCCATCGCGATCTAAGCGGCTCAGAAGTACCGGCTCAGTCATGGCCGATCCGAAACGAACAGCTCACATCGTGCCGCAAACCGGCCGCCGGTCTGCCGTGCCTCTGGAAACTCAAGGTTGCAGCGTTTACGCATCGCCTCCCATTGCACACAGTCCCAGCACATCCGCGGCGCCTCGGTTGGACGGATCCTGGCTAATGCTGCCGAATAGATCGATTGTGCCCGCAGCAACGCATCCTGCAACTGAATGGCGCCGGTATCGGCCTCAAGCTGGTGCTCAGCCTTTGGACCAAGATTGACCCGGCAGTGCCAAGTGCGGTCTGCTCGATCGCAAAAAAGAAGCAGTCGGCCACCGTACAAGCTGATCATTCCAGTTCGCCGTAGCTCGGCGCGTGATACAACCGCTCCAGCAACATGCTGTTGGGTTCAAGTGAATCCAGCATTTCATCGGCAGGATCAGCTGCCACAAACATCGCCGGTGATCCCATCTCTTTGACCACCACCAAGCTGGTGCGGGGACTGCGAGCCAACACCCACAGCGCCAACCGCTCCAGCAGGTTTAGATCAAGCAGGTGCATCATGGCTCCAGTTTGCCAAGCAGTCGGTCCACATACCATCGGGCCTTGGCAAGCGATTCCCTACCCCCCTTGGCATGGTGGTTCATGCGCCAGATGTATTTCATGGCATTGCCCTTGCAGTATCCACGGAACTCCTCCGGCGTCAGTGCTGCCTCGATCGCGTCAATGCATTCGATCTTGCCCTGCCGGTAATGCTCTGGGTTGACCGGATCAGTCATGGCTGGCCACCTCCAACTCAGAAGCAAGCACCGCAGCAGACCGGAGCATCGTGCTCAGTTTGATCGGTTGCATGTGCCGGCCGGTGGCATAACGCACAGCCCACCGCAAACCCATCGAGATATTGCCATCTCCCAAGCGCCGGGCGGCTTCGATCTCCTCGCGACTCATGCGCACGTTGACTGTGAAGTTGCGCCCCTTGCCATTGGGGCGGCGATCGTTGGCATTAGCCATCAGGCCCACCGATCCCCAAGTAGCTGCCGACGGCAAACAGCAATGCACTGTTGCGCATGTTTCTCGGCCAGAATGCTCTCGGTCTCACCGATCGCGGTGACGCAGGCGGCGTGCAGCTCGGCGTAGCTGGTGTCGCGGAAGTTGGCCGCCACATCAAGGCAGAACTCCTCCCACAGCCCCGTGTAGGTGTTGCAGGTGCGGCCGCTGGCTGCATAGAGCGCGTCCATCATGTCGGCGCGTTGCTGATCCTGTTGAACTCGGTTCATTGGTGATCCCGTAGTGCTTGGCGGATATTAAGCAGTTCTTCCCGGCGTGCCGAGATGTGCGGATGGCTAGCCAGCTGTTGAAGCTGATCCAGCCGGATGTCAATCAATTGGCAGAACCGCAATCGTTCATCCTGTTGGCCAGCATTGAACATGCTGGAGTCAGTGATGAGCGCCTCCAGTTTGGCGCGGATATGGTCAGTCATTGGGCTACCTGCACCTCAGCACCAGGCCAACGTGCCTGGGCGTAGCTGATTGCATGACGCGTGCTCTCAGCTTGGGTGATCCAGGTCATCGGCTGAGAACCTGGCTTGAAAACCAAAAGCCGATATTCGCGAGTGCGGCTGCCGTGGCGAGGCCGGCTTATACCTTCCCCATGCCGGCTTTCCGGCAGTTCTTCAACCCATTGGAAGGGCAGCATTGCTCCTATTGATTCAGGCATGGATGTTTGGATCGGTAACAGTTTCAGGGTTGAGCCATTCGAGTTCATTCCACCAAGGCATCCAGCTCTCGGCTGCGATTGCCTTGGCTTCGGTAAAACTGTGCGCCGTGATTGATTCGATCACATTGGCGGCCTTGATCTGGAAGTAAAAACGGCGGGGCGTGGTCATGGCTTCATCTCCAGGTGAGCGGCAGGGTGTTGAACTGCTTGCTGCTTGGCGGTGTCGTAGCCGGCGGCATAGACCGCAAGCAGCAGCACCAAGACAGCGATGCGGTTGATGATGGGGTTGTTGGTCATGAGGCGAGCGCCTGACGGACGCGGTAGCGGGTGATGTTGAGGCGAGTGGCGATCTGGCGTTGGCTGTGGCCAGCGCGTTGCAGGATGCGGATCCGGCGTTGATCAGAGGCGGTGAGCCAGTCGATCAAGGCAACCAGCACCAGCAGCGGCAGCAGCAGTTTCCAGATCAATAGGAAGGTGGTGGTGAGCATGGGTGAGATGCGGTGGCCTCGTCGGCCGTGCGCGAATCATACACCGCAGGCGGTGCAGGCATGATGCGCTTTACAAATCTTCGTATTTCTCGACGTATTTTTTCCATCGCGCGATCTGCGCCTTGGCAATGTTTGCCCTTGTGTCCTGCGCCTCGATAAAAGATGGGCTCAATTCAATCGCCGCACGCATCACCGGCTTGTTTTGATGCGCAGGAGACCACCCAATCGCGTGGTCAGGCACGTTTAATTCCACGGTAAACCACACATGACCGCAGTCAGGGCAGACCCGTTTGCGGACGGTCTGATCCTCAAACTGGCTATTGGTTACAGGTGCTCGGTGGTTTTTACTACTGCACTTCGGGCATTGCATCGGCATTATGGGAGCAATCTGCTCTTGGCAAGTGGAACAATTTGGACAGTGGATGATCCCCAAGGTGGCGACTGAAGATCAGCTCAAGATCGAGATAATGGCCCGACGCCTTGAGATCACCGAAAACGTCGGACCACTCGCGGCATCGCTTTATCGCGCCTGGAACCTGCAACAGGCATTGCTCCAGCAGGCGACCAATGAGATCGCCCGCCTAGAGCTGATGCTGATGAAGCCCTAGAACAGGTCGTACACCTCACCGACATCAACCACAGAACCGCCAGTGGCGGCTGCTAGGTTTTCGGCTGCGGCGGTTACAGCAGGATTAGTTGAGATAACTTGATCCATCTTGCGCCATGCCTCAGCCGTAACAATTAGGTCAGTGCGTTCCTCACCAGTCTTGGTGGTCCACTTATTGGTCTTAACCCGACCAGTGACGCCAATGCGATCGCCTTTCTTGGCTTGATCCATAAACGTCTGAGCTTCTTGTCCCCAGACTTCAACTGTGAACCAGTCAGGTGCCTGGCCATCGTCACGCTTAGCGCCAGGTTTGTTGATGGCAATGCGACCTTTTGCAACAGCATTGCCGTTGTCAAAGTATTTGATCTCAACATCGGCACCTAATCGACCGATGAATTGATGGCAACTAGCACGCAACACAGTTGCAATAATCTCGAGTGGAGTCATGGATCAATCGTGGGTGATGGTGTTGGCCTGTTCGTAACGCTCCACCTCGGCCAGGGGATAGAGCACGCGACCCTCAATGCGCACATAGGCAGGCCCAGTGTTACTGGACCGCCACCTGATCAACGTTTGCCGGTGGACATGCCACCGCTCAGCCAGTTGTACGTCAGTCAAGAACTCAGAAGAGTTCATCGGCAATCACCTCCACAGGTTGTGCAATCGTTGCATTCAACTGTTCCAAGCCGGTCTTCGGCAATTCAGACTTGACCGTCACCGGCTCGATGTCAACCACCTCTTCCTGAGTCTGAATGCCAACTAGCAGTTCTGGGATGTAGAGACGGCCCCAGAAGGCCGCAGCTCTATACCTGATCATCAAATCCGGGAGGGTCAGCCACTTGCTGCCCGACTTGGTGGCCCATCCTTCTTTTTTGGCCATCGCCATGGTGACGGTCGGGCCGCGGAGGTCGTTGCTGCTAGCCAGCTCAGTTGCGACGCAGGTGCAGGCCAACGTGTCACCCTGGCCGGTCACCTCATATCGCAGCGGGCTGAACCGACCGCAGCCATTGATCAAGCCAATGATGAATTGACTGCTCCAGCTGGGGCGGCCATGGATGATATGCAGATTCTGCATCACCTGAAACGGGCTCATCCGCATCCGATTAGCAATCTCCAAGGCGACCAAGCAGTTGGCGAAACCCTGCTGCCCTTGGAACTGTGGCGGGATCAACGTGCTACTGGCCAGGGCTTTGGCGATCCGCTGGGCATCCTCAAAAGCTTGGATGCCAGAGAACACCGAGCCTGGACTGGTGGTGGTTAGTGCTGTGGAGTCAGTCATCAGTAGGTCTCAATCTCAGGTAGTTGTTCCATGGATCCATCTGGCCGCGGCATCATCCAGCCGGGCAGGCTGATCGCTTCGATCTGATCGCTGTAGCCGGGCCATGCGCCAGCCTGTTTGCAGGTGGCGAGCACATCCAGATCGCGCGCCGCAGTCTCGGCGCCAATCGTCACAATCACTGGCGCAGCAGCATAGACGGCAACGGCATAGGGTGGCTTTTTCTCCACACACAAAAACAGGAACTGTTCAGGGCGGCAGCCAGTGGCAGCCTGCACCCCGTCCAGATACCAACTGGCCTGGACGTGATACCTGTATGCACCGATCGATTTGCGGAACCCTGCAGGGCTAGCGTCTTCGGTGGTTTTCAGGTCAACGATCAACCGGCCGTCATTAGTCAGCCAGTCAGGTCGGCACTTGCAGGCCAGGCCCGTGGCCTCATCGGTCCACATGTGGGTGGTCTCGGCTTTGCCCTCCCAGTGCAGCAAAGCCGCAGCAGCAGGGTGCGCCCACACAGCCTCGGCCATCCGGCTGATCTGTGCGCGATCATCGGCGGCGATCAGTTCACGGTCGCCAGCCTCAGCCTCAAACTCGGCCCAGGCTTCCTTACCG